GGACGAGAGGGAGCCCTCCTGCGACAATATCTCCGTCCTTGACTGCATAGTCGAGCATCTTTTGTGGTGTGCGACCGCATGGTTGTATATTCGGATGGAAGCCCTCAACATCAAATCGTCGCGGGTCTCTGATGTCGACGCGTCGACCGAAGTCGACGAAAGCATGAAGATGAGTACCTCCGTTAGCATGAGTTTCTCGTGCAATGAGACACTCTGCTGGAAACGACGTAATAACGTCGTGTACAACCCAGGGATCGAGGTCTCCACATTGGGCGTAAGTGAGGAGGACATAGCGGGTTTGGACGCGGAAGCGTGGCTGACTCATCGGTGCTGACTAATCGTTCCTCAGGAGCGCAGAGATAACATTGTCTGCGCTCCTTAATGAGGAACGAGGAAGGACCTCGGGTATTTAAGGACCTCGACCCCCCGCCACAGGTCGGAGTGTTTTCCTCCTTTCATCACACTTGATCCACACTGCGCGATTTTTGTCATCCAATCATGTCGCAACGCGTTACTTTTCGCCCTACTGATTACTCATACGTTAACGGATCTTCACAAGAATCGTCTGAATCTGTGTCAACTGAGTCAACTGTGGAGCATTGCCCGCGATGCCGCGCCGCCTATCCAGATATCGTTTCCGCCCGCGCTCGTATCGCCGCCGCCGTGTTTTACGCTCGGCAGTTGCGGTTAGAACTCGACGAGCTCGTTTCGTTGCTCGACGTAGAGCTTCCAAGAGGCGCATACTGAATATTGCGACCATAAAAAAACATGATAACATGCTTCCGTTTGTTCGGTCGCCTGAAGGTAGTCTTACGATTGGACCCATTACGACTGGCTCTGGGTTTGCTTCCTTGTTTATGCCCAGTGCGAGAAGGTTGTGTTATGACGCGGCGGGTGAATCTACCCGCGAGCGTCAGCTGACTTACTCGGTGGGGTACAAGGAGCGGGTGGAGGTGAACATTTTGGGCGGTGGTGTTTGGAAGTGGAGACGTCTGGTCTTCACTTACAAAGGATCTGCGCTTTATGACCTTGACCCATCGTGGAACCGACCGTATCACGACAAGTCAATGGATCCGGAGGGGTGCGATATGGTTCGCCTCATTTCGCAGCCAACCAGCGATCAGCAGCAGGAAATTCGCAGGATTGTGTGGGACGGAACAGAGGGCCTTGATTGGTCTTCAGAGTTTACGGCAAAAGCGGACACGTCACGCATTACCCCGCTTTATGATCGGACGTTCACGTTCAACCCGCGCAACGAGAGTGGATACTCTCGGACTTTTCGCTTTTGGCATCGGACTGGTAAAAATCTAATGTACGACGAGGATGAACAAGGTGGAACTCCTCGTGGACCAGGGTCATATGTGTCGGTTTCGGGCAAGCCTGGAATGGGTGATTTGTATGTTTACGATATTGTGTATCTGGCAGTTCCTGCCTCTGTTGGGAACGCGTCGATGTTGTGGTCACCGGAGGGAACATATTATTGGCATGAGCGTTAGATTAGAGAATGAGAGACTGAGTTAGATGAACTATGGTACAATTTCCCCGCAACCAGTTGAGATCTACATGACCAATTTCCTCTGGGTCATCATTCATCAGCCAGATGGATGGGCGACCCCAGTTAATGGTGGTCTTTCCACGGTATTTGTCTGTGACTGTGAATGTTTGTTGTGCGCCAAGCCAGCCCTTGTAAGCAGGGAAGAATTGAAAACCTCCTTGGATATCGTCGAACACAGCGTATTGGGCGTCTTCGATGTTTGCCTTGACGTCGTCGACGTTGAATTGTAGGCAGCAGTAGACGTGACGGCCCAATGATCTTGCCCATAAGGTCTTGCCAAGTCGTGTCTCACCCCACAAGATTAGGCTTCGAGGACGTGCCACTGTGAGTCATTGGTTAGGGTTCGGGTTAGCGGTTAGGGTTCGGGTTAGCGGTTAGGGTTCGGGTTAGCGGTTAGGGTTCGGGTTAGCGGGTAGGGTTAGGGTTAGCGGGACCATTTACTTACCAGATCCAGACAAGTTGTCACGTACCCATTCATCGAGTTCCGGAACTCCTGCAGTGCTAAGTTGAACGGACGCGGGGTGTTGATATTCAACAGCCGGGGGTCGATAGTGCCATTCGGCATAGGCACGCAGGGAGTTAAAGTTGCAGCAAAGCGTTCGTGGTGCCAGCTCTCGAACAAGGTCCCAAAACTCGTCCACAGTAGGTGCATTTGCGATTCGAGACCAGACATCGTCAGTTCTCTGAGTCTGATCGTCCAGGACGAGAGGGAGTCCTCCTGCGACGATATCTCCGTCCTTGACTGCATAGTCGAGCATCTTTTGTGGTGTGCGACCGCATGGTTGTATATTCGGATGGAAGCCCTCAACATCAAATCGTCGCGGGTCTCTGATGTCGACCCTTCTACCGAAGTCGACGAAAGCATGAAGATGAGTACCTCCATTAGCATGAGTTTCTCGTGCAATGAGACACTCTGCTGGAAACGACGTAATAACGTCGTGCACAGCCCATGGATCGAGGTCTCCACATTGGGCGTATGTGAGGAGGACATAGCGTGTTTGGACGCGGAAGCGTTGCTGACTCATCGTTCCTTAGGAGCGCAGGATAACATTGTCTGCGCTCCTAAGTGAGGAACGAGGAAGACCTCTGGTCTATTTAAGGACCTCGACCCCCCCGCTCGGCTGTGGAAAAAATTCGCGCAACTTTCACCTTTCATCAATTTGTCACATTGCGCGAATTTTGTTATCCAATTATGTCGCAACGCGTCACTTTTGGGCCTACTGATTACTCATACGTTAACGGATCTTCACAAGAATCGTCTGAATCTGTGTCAACTGAGTCAACTGTGGAGCATTGCCCGCGATGCCGCGCCGCCTATCCAGATATCGTTTCCGCTCGCGCCCGTATCGGCGCCGCCGTGTTTTACGCTCGACAGTTGCGCCTAGAACTCGACGAGCTCGTTTCCTTGCTCGACGTCGTACTTCCAAGAGGCGCATATTGAATGTCTCCACCATAAAAAAACATGACAACATGCTTCCGTTTGTCCGGTCGCCTGAAGGTGGCCTTACTATTGGACCTATTACGACTGGTACTGGGTTTGCTTCCTTGTTTATGCCCAGTGCGAGAAGGTTGTGTTATGATGCGGCAGGTGAATCCACCTGCCTGCGTCAGGAGACTTTTTCGGTGGGGTACAAGGAGCGGGTGGAAGTGAACATTTTGGGCGGTGGTGTTTGGAAGTGGAGACGCCTCGTATTCACTTTCAAAGGCTCCGCTCTGTACGACGGTGATCCCTCGTGGAACCAACCATATCATGACAAGTCGATGGATCCGGAGGGGTGCGACATGGTTCGGCTGATAAATCAGCCAACCAGCGATCAACAGCAGGAAATTCGGAGGATCGTGTGGGACGGAACCGAGGGTCTTGATTGGTTATCGGAGTTCACGGCAAAGTCGGACACGTCACGCATTACCCCGCTCTACGATCGGACGTTCACGTTCAACCCTCGCAACGAGAGTGGCTACTCTCGGACTTTCCGGTTTTGGCATCGCACCAGAAGAAACCTGATTTATGACGAGGATGAACAAGGTGGAACTCCTCGTGGACCCGGGTCATATGTGTCGGTTCAGGGCAAGCGTGGAATGGGTGATTTGTATGTTTACGACATTGTGTATCTAGCTGTTCCTGCTTCTAGTGGGAACGCGTCGATGCAGTGGTCACCGGAGGGAACATATTATTGGCATGAGCGTTAGATTAGAGAATGAGAGATTGAGTTAGATGAACTATGGTACAATTTCCTCGTAACCAGTTAAGATCCACATGACCAATCTCCTCTGGGTCATCATTCATCAGCCAGATGGATGGGCGACCCCAGTTGATGGTGGTCTTTCCACGGTATTTGTCAGTGACTGTGAATGTTTGCTGTGCGCCAAGCCAGCCCTTGTAGGCAGGAAAGAATTGAAAACCTCCCTGGATGTCATCGAACACAGCGTATTGGGCGTCTTCGATGTTGGCCTTGACGTCGTCGACGTTGAACTGTAGGCAGCAGTAGACGTGACGGCCCAATGATCTTGCCCATAAGGTCTTGCCAAGCCGTGTCTCACCCCACAAGATTAGGCTTCGAGGACGTCCCACTGTGAGTCATTGGTTAGGGTTAGGGTTAGCGGTTAGGGTTAGGGTTAGCGGTTAGGGTTAGGGTTAGCGGTTAGGGTTAGGGTTAGCGGGACCATTTACTTACCAGATCCAGACAAGTTGTCACGTACCCATTCATCGAGTTCCGGAACTCCTGCAGTGCTAAGTTGAACGGACGCGGGGTGTTGATATTCAACAGCCGGGGGTCGATAGTGCCATTCGGCATAGGCACGCAGGGAGTTGAAGTTGCAGCAAAGCGTTCGTGGTGCCAGCTCTCGAACAAGGTCCCAAAACTCGTCCACAGTAGGTGCAT